GCGATCGATACGATGCGGCAGCGTGCTGCCGATCGTGATGTCGAGCAGGAGCGCACCATGGCGAAGATCGTCCAGATCTTCAATATCATGACTGGCCACAACTTGACCGAGGTCGAGGGCTGGAAATTCATGGTCGTGCTGAAGATGGTGCGGTCGGAGACGGGCAGCTTCAAGGCCGACGATTACGTCGACATGGCGGCGTACATCGGTCTCACCGGCGAAGCACACACTCGCGCCTGAACCAACCAGAGGACAGTCTGATGAAGATCACCAACCGGGCGAACATCTCGTTGCCCATCGCAGTCTGGCTCGTCACCGACGACTATGACTACAACCCGGAAGAGCGGTATATCTCGGTCACATCGCTCATGCGACCGGTCCGTCAGACTGTCCTCGCTCGTCGAATTCCCTCCGAAGAGCGTGAGATGGACATCGCTGACCTGCTCGCATCGAGCATGGGCACTGCCCTCCACGACTCGATCGAGCAAGCCTGGCGGAAGAATGGAGCCAGGGCTCTGAAGGCCCTCGGTTATCCGCCGAAGGTCTACGAGAACCTGCGGATCAATCCCACCCCGGAGGAGCTGAAGGAGAACCCCAGCATCGTCCCCTGCTACATCGAGCAGCGGGTCACCAAGGAGATCGACGGCTACAAGATCGGTGGCAAGTTCGACATGATCCTGGACGGACGATTGTTCGACCACAAGACCACCTCGGTCTGGGCCTATCTCCTTGGTTCCAAGGACGAGGACTATGCCCTACAGATGGGCATGTACCGGTGGCTCAATCCGGACAAGGTGCTCGATGACCACGGGCACATCAACTTCATTTTCACCGACTGGCAGCGAGCCGCATCGCTCCAGAACCCCAACTACCCTAAGCTCAAGACCGTCGAATATCCTGTCTTGCTCCTGAGTATCCCTCAGGTCGAGCAGTATATCCGAGCCAAGCTGCGGGAGTTGACCCGGTGCTGGGACCTGCCCGAAGACCAGCTGCCTCGGTGTACCGACAAGGAGCTCTGGCGATCGGAGTCCAAGTTCAAATACTACTCGGATCCAGCCAAGGCCAATCAGCCTGGAGCCAAGGCTACCAAGAACTTTCCCACGCTGTCGGAAGCCAATGCCCACCTCTCCGCCGCAGGCAAGGGGATCGTCAAGATCATCCCTGGTGAGGTGAAGGCATGTGGCTACTGCCCAGCTTTCGACAACTGCAAACAGAAGGACGAGTATTTCAATGTTCAACCTTGATGGAGTGGAACACCACCCGGTCATTATCGAAATGACTGACGTGCTGTGCGCCAAGACTCAGAACGTCGACCGGGGTTTCTTCCACGCTGTCGTGGCTTACTTCGTCGGCAAGATGGCAGCCAACATGCGTGCTACCATTGTCACCAAGGATCGTGGTGACATTCCTATAAACATCTACGCTCTCGGCCTGGCCACCTCTGGCTTCGGTAAGGGCCACTCTGTCTCGATCATCGAGAACGAGTTTCTCAAGCCGTTCCAGAACCGGTTCATGCAGGACACCATGCCGACAATCGCGGAGGCACACCTGCACAAGCTCAGCAACGCTCGGGCTGCCCGGTCAGGCAAGCCTGTGGACGAAGAGCTGACCGCCCTGGAGGGCGAGTATGGCCGTGCAGGGGCGTTCCCGTTCACGTTCGACTCGGGCACGCCACCGGCGGTCAAGCAGCTCCGTGAGAAGCTGCTGCTGGCTTCGTGTGGCTCGATCAATCTCCAGATCGACGAGATCGGCTCGAATCTCGTCGGAGCCACGGACGTGCTCACCCTGTTCCTGGAGCTCTACGACCAGGGTCAGGTCAAGCAGAAGCTGACCAAGAACACCAACGAGAACCAGCGTGGCCAGGAGGTGGACGGTAAGACCCCCACCAATATGCTGCTGTTCGGTACGCCTTCGAAGCTGTTCGACGGCAGCACCACCGAGGATCAGTTCTACTCGTTCCTCGACACCGGCTACGGTCGCCGGTGCATCTTCGGCTACGGCGTGCATCACAGCCGGGCATCGGAAACGATGACCCCGGCAGAGATCTACGCCAAGCTCACCCAGCCGACCAACCTCCACGCCATCAACAAGTGGGCGAACCAGTTCCATAAGCTGGCAGACCCGGCGATGTGGAATTGGCGGATGGACGTGCCGGACGACGTGGCCATCCAGCTGCTCACCTACAAGATCCACTGCGAGCAGGAAGCCGACTCGCTGCCGGAGCACGAGGAAATTCGTAAGGCTGAGCTCAGTCACCGTTACTTCAAGGCGCTTAAATTGGCGGGTGCGTTCGCATTCGTCGACGAGAGCACCGAGATCGAGATGGGACACCTGATGTCGGCGATCCTCCTCGTGGAGGAGAGCGGAGCCAGCTTCCAGAGCATTCTCAGTCGTGAGAAGGCATACGTGAAGCTGGCCAAGTACATCGCAGCCGTGGACGAGGACGTGACCCACGCCGACCTCCACGAGGCCCTGCCGTTCTACAAGGCAGGCAATGCTGCTCGCAACGAGTCGATGCTGCTGGCTACCGCATGGGGCTACAAGCACAACATCATCATCAAGAAGAACTTCGTCGACGGCATCGAATTCTTCCGGGGTGAAACTCTGGAGGAGACCAACACGTCGAAGATGATCGTCTCGTACAGCGACAACTGGGCGTACAGCTACGTCGGTGAGAAGGTGCCGTTCGATCAGCTGCATATCCTCATGCAGCAGGAAGGCTACCACTGGTCGAACCATCAATTCCGTAACGAGCATCGTGCGGAAGAGAACGTCATCACCGGCTTCAATATGATCGTGCTGGACGTGGACGGAGGGGTCACCCTCGAAGCAGTCCACGAGCTGCTCAAGGACTACAAGTTCTTGACGTACACCACCAAGCGACACACCGATGATGCTCATCGGTTCCGCCTGGTAATGCCGATCAACTATCACCTGGAGCTGGACTCCGACGAGTATAAGGAGTTCATCAACTGCGTGATGAGCTGGCTCCCGTTCAAGATCGACGAGGCCAGCAACCAGCGATCCAAGAAGTGGATGAGCCACCCTGGGGAATATGACGAGGAGACTCAGACTTTCTCCAAGGACAACCTCCACTATAACCTGGAAGGCGAGCTTCTCGACGCACGGGACTTCATCCCGAAGACCAGTCGCAACGAGGAGTACAAGAAGCAGAGCGCGAAGCTGGAGAGCCTCGACAATCTGGAACGCTGGTTCGCCCAGCGTATCGCCAGCGGTAACCGCAACAACCACATGATTAAATTCGCTCTGGCGCTGGTCGACAGCGGTATGAGCCTGTTTGACGTGAAAAATGCCGTGACCGCCTTCAACGGGAAGCTCAACAACCCGTTGTCGCAGCAGGAGCTGGACAGCACCGTGATGGTCACGGTCGCCAAGCGTTTTCAGGCTGCCTAATCCCAGGTAGCCTGACCAACCCGTAGCGACGTGTCAGGTGGTTTTCCGGACTGTCAGACACGTCGTCACGAACCAAGGAGAAGCCATGACCGACGTTACAACCCCCAACGATCAGCTCGTTCTGATCGGCGGTTTGAGCGGCACCGGCAAGTCGGCATCGTTGCGGAATATCCGCGACAAGGCTCGCTGGATGTATCTCAACTGCGAGAGCGGCAAGCGATTGCCGTTCAAGAACGACTTCAAGTCGTTCACCGTCACCGATCCGTATCAGGTGCCCGAGGGCTTCGATCATGCCACCGGCAACCCGGATTTCGATGGTGTCATCGTCGACACCGCGACCTTCCTCATGGATATGTTCGAGAGCCAGTACGTGCTCCCGAGCACCAACACCATGCAGGCATGGGGGCAGTATGCCCAGTTCTTCAAGAACATCATGCAGCAGAAGGTCCCGCTCTTCGGCAAGCCCGTCATCATCCTGGCTCACACCCTGGATGTCTATGACGAGACCACGCTGTCCTACAAGAACAGCGTGCCCATCAAGGGTGCCTTGAAGAACCAGGGAGTCGAGGCATACTTCTCGACCGTCGTCTCGGCCAAGAAGATGGCGCTTCGCGACCTGGAGCCGTACAAGTCAGACCTCCTCAACATCACTGAGGACGACGAGCTGGTCGGCTACAAGCACGTCTTCCAGACCCGGCCTACCAAGGCTACGGTCGGGGACCGCGTTCGTTCGCCCATGGAAATGTTCACTCGTGAGCAGACGTTCATGGACAACGACGTTCAGATCCTTCTGGATCACCTCAAGGAGTTCTACGGCTAATATCCGCCGTAGAGCTACCTCAAACACACAGAAAGAAGAATAACCATGACGGCACTTTTCGGCAACCTGAAGACCGAAGGCACGGAGAAGACCGAGGATCGTCTCGGCGGTGGCTTCCAGCCTCTCGACACCGACATCTACACGGGCATCATCAAGCTGGCGTACGCCGGTCAGAGCTCGGGTGGTGCCCGGTCGGTCACGTTCATCATGGCCGGTGGTGACTTCGGCGATCGCGAGTATCGCGAGACGATCTACATCACCAACCGTGCGGGCGAGAACACCTACACGACGGCCAAGACCGGCGACAAGAAGTTCCTGCTGCCGGGCTACATCACCGCCGATCACATCTGCCAGGTCACGGTCGGCAAGGAGCTGAACCAGATGGCCGGCGAGGAGAAGATGGTCAACATCTACGACGCCGAGGCCGGGAAGGAAGTCCCGAAGTCGGTGCAGTGCCTCGTCGAGCTGCACGGCAAGGAAGTCTCGGTCGGCATCGTTCGCAAGACCGAGAACCAGACCGAGAAGGACGGCTCGGGCAATTACGTGCCCAAGGCTGACGGCTCGACCCGCGATGTGAACAACATCGAGAAGGTCTGGAACACGGCTCACCGGATGACCGTGCCCGAGGCTCGTGCCAAGCAGGACGACGCCAACTTCGTCCCGGGCTTCTGGGACAAGTGGCAGGAGAAGAACAAGGGCGTCACCCGTGACGGCACCACCAAGGGCAACGGCCAGGGCGGTGCTGCGGGTCGTCCCGGTGGCGGTGCTCCCCAGGGCGGTGGCAACGCTGGCGGTCAGCCTGCTGCTCGGACCAGCCTCTTCGGAAGCTAAGTCCGACTGACACAGACTGAACATGGGATATTGCGTATCTCAAATTTAGTCCGTAGGAACGGCCCTTGTCCAACGACAGGGGCCGTTTTTTCATGTGGACTATCCTGGCTCCGGTCTCGGTGCAGGTGAGCAAGAACAAGAAGTTCATCCTGAACCTGAACCAGTACAGGAATGCCCATCACCACACGTTGGACAAAGCGAAGAAGGAATTCGCAGAGATCGTAAAGCCTCGGCTTGTGGATCTGCCCGTCTTCGACAAGATCCGAATTAGCTACTATCTCTTTGCTGGCACTGCCCAGAAGTGCGATGTGGCTAACGTCTGCTCCATCGTCGATAAGTTCTTCTCGGACTGCCTCACGGCTACCGGGAGGATCCCCGACGACAACTACGACCACCTCACCATGGTGGCCTACGGTTGGGGTGGAGTGGATCGCGGTAATGCCAGAGTAGAGGCGATTATCGAGAGACTAGCGTAACTCTGTTGCAACAGAAGAAGGAATAACAAGACAATGCGCGTGATCCTGAATGAGGCAGAGATCCTCATGGCGGTCGAGGATTTCGTCCTCAACACCGTCGACGTTCCGGACAATATCCGGATCGACATCGACCTGAAGGCCACCCGTGGCGATAACGGCTACACCGCCGAGATCGACCTGGTGGATCATCAGAACCCTGCCGACGTGTCGGCGCTCGACAAGGTGAACCCCTCCGAGGACGCTCGTGAAGAGGGTCTGGGGATCGTCGAGAAGATCGAGGCTGCCAAGGCCCAGGCCAAGGCTCCCCGTCGTCGTGGGCGTCCTGCTGGCTCCAAGAACAAGGCGACGCTGGAGCGTGAAGCTCAGGCTGCCTCGCAGGGGCAGACCGGTACTGTCGGCATCAATGATGCCGGTCTGACCACCGAGACGAACAAGTCGTCGGAGCTGATCGCCGAGGAGGTCGCCGAGCATCCGGCTCATGAGGTCG